ACAAAAAGACAGAAACGATTACCTAGAATTAAGAGAAGAACAAAAATTTATATTTACATCTAACTTAAAGTATCAAACTATGTTAGATAGTGTACAAGGTAGAGGCCCTTGTTTAGCATTTTTACCTTTTGTATCTTTACCAGAATTAGAGGGTGCTATTATTACTTGGGACTTTATGGAAACAATTCATAGTAGAAGTTATACATACATTATTAAAAACTTATACTCACAACCAGGTGAAGTATTTGATACTATTATACAAGATGAAAAGATTGAAAAAAGAGCAGAAAGTGTTACAAAGACCTATGATGATTTAATTAAAATGGGTTATCAATGGACAATAGATAAGTCTAAAGTTGATATATATGAACTTAAAAAGAAATTATATTTAGCTATGGTATCAGTAAACATACTAGAGGGCTTAAGATTTTATGTTTCATTTGCTTGTTCGTTTGCCTTTGGTGAATTAAAGAAACTAGAGGGTTCAGCAAAGATTATATCTTTTATTGCTAGAGATGAAAGCCAACATTTAGCAATGTCTCAAAGAATAATTAATAATTGGAAAGACTACGAAAAAGATAGTGACTTCACAAAGATTATAAAAGAAACAGAAAAAGAAGTTTATAAAATGTATGATGACGCTGTTCAGGAAGAGAAACGTTGGGCAACTTACTTGTTTAGCAAAGGTTCAATGATAGGTTTATCAGAAAAATTATTACATCAATTTGTAGAATATACTGCCAATAGAAGAATGAAAGGCATACAATTAACACCTGCTTATGAACAAAGATCAAATCCATTACCTTGGACAGATCATTGGTTGAATAGTAGGTCAACACAAAATGCTCCACAAGAAACAGAAATAGAATCATATGTTATTGGTGGAATAAAACAAGATGTAAAGAAAGATCAATTTAAAACTTTTAAACTATAATGGCAAACAAAGTAGAAAAAACCTGTTCCTCTTGCGAAACTAAATATACCATAATATGGGATGTTGAAGAACAAGATTTACAACCGTTTACTTGTCCTTTTTGTGGATATGAAGTAGATAATGAGGATGATGATGTCCAGTGGATTAACAAAGACGAAGACGATAGTTGGAATTGATTATAGTTTAAACAGTCCTGCTGTTTGTGTATCAACAAATGGTGGCACAGCTTTTAGTGATTGCTATTTCTATTACTTAACAAGTAAGAAAAAGTATATGGGTAAAATGTTAGAAAATGTTATTGGTTATGAACATAAAGAATGGAAAAGTCCTATTGAAAGATTTAGTAATCTATCTAGTTGGGTATTACATATACTTGACACACTTCATAAAAAACAAATTAACAAACACGTATTCATTGAGGGTTATTCTTATGGCTCTAAAGGTCAAGCAATATTTCAAATCGCTGAAAACGGTGGTATTCTTAAATACAGACTACAAGATAAATTTACTTGTAAAACAATTGTACCTAGTGTTGTCAAAAAACTGGCAACAGGTAAAGGTAATGCTGATAAACAAAAAATGTATGAGACATTTACAAGAACACAAGGCGTTGATTTAATGAAAGCATTTGACCAACAAACACTAAACAATCCTATTACAGACATTGTAGATAGTTATTATATTATGAGGGCAGGTTATGAAAATAGCATTAGTAACAACATTTAATAAAAGATTATACGACTACTATGCTCATAATTTTATTGAGTCATATAATTGGCCATTTGATCTATATGTTTACCACGAGGGTTGGCATCCAGCAAAAGAGGGTATCTTCTTTAGAGACATACACAAATACAATCCAGAATTACAAGAGTTTATTGATAGAAACTCACCAAAAAATGTAGATAGTCAATATGAAAAACATAAAGAAACTACAACAGACTATAAGATGGACGCTATACGATTTGCCTATAAGATATTTGCTAAGACACACTTAATGCTTGATTGTGATTATGACTATGTGTTTTGGGCTGACGCTGATATTATATTTAAGAAAACCATAACAGAGAAAGAAGTAATAAGAAAGTTTTTACCAGAGAGTTGTGCTGTCTCATTTATAGATAGACCAAGTTATTATAGTGAATGTGGTTTTGTAGGTTATAATTTAAAGGAACCTATCACAAAAAGTTTTATATATAATTTAAGAAGGTATTATACAAAAGATTTGTTATTCAAAGAACGAGAATGGCACGATAGTTATGTATGGGATTGTGTAAGAAGAAAATATTTACACGGTATAAAAACTCACAATCTAGCACCTACAGTTGACAAAGTTGGTAATCCTTGGCCTGATACATATATGGCTGAGTATTGTGACCACTTAAAAGGTAAAAGAAGAAAAGACGCAGGAGTAATGTTAAAATGAAAGCAGGAAAAATTTGGGGACAAACGGAACTAATACACGCTAATGGAGTATTAGAGTTTCACAGAATACAATACAAAAAAGATGTAGCGTGTTCAGTACACAAACATAAATTTAAATGGAATGGTTTCTTTGTAGAGTCAGGTAAGATGATGGTTAAAGTATGGCAAGAAGGCAAACAAGAGGGTCTAGTTGATGAAACTATATTAAACACAGGAGACTTTATGCAAGTCAAACCTGGTTTGTATCATCAATTTATAGGACTAGAAGACGGTGTAGCATTTGAGTTATATTGGGCAGAATTTGATCACAATGACATAGAAAGAAAATCACAAGGTCAATTAGTAAACAAGTAATGAAGGAGATTTAAATGACAAACTTGTATTTAGACGGAGAAAGCAAATATACAGATGAAAATGGTGCTACTTATGATACTGAACCAACTGTACCAAACCACACAACAGACGAACACGATAGAACTTATGAGAATGAAGGAACTAGAGATTACACTCCTATGGTTCAAATAAGTATTAAAGAATACGATAAGTTAAAAGAACAAAGTAAATATATTACAGACCCTACTTTAATTTCAGCAATAGACAAGTTAGAGTTTTTTGTAAAAGAATTAAGAAAACATATAGTAAGAAAATTATAATGATTAGAATATTTGTAGGATACGATAACAATGAAAAGGTGGCTTTTAGTACACTATCACATAGTTTATTAAAACACTCAACACAACCTATCTCAATTACACCAATTAGATTAGAAAATATAAAAGATATATTTGTTAGAGAGAGATTAAAGATACAGTCTACCGAGTTTGCCTTTAGTAGATTTCTTGTACCTTATCTTTGTAATTATTCTGGCCACGCTATTTTTATGGATTGTGATATGTTAGCTCGTGCTGATATATCATTATTGTGGCGACAAAGAACTACAAAATATGCTGTTCAATGTGTACAACACGATTACACACCTACTAGTACAATTAAATTTATGAATCAACCACAAACAGCATACCCTAAAAAAAATTGGTCTAGTATGATGGTATTTAATAATGCTAAGTGTACAGCATTGACACCTGATTATGTTAATAGTGCCACAGGTTTAGAACTACACCAATTTAAATGGTTAGAAGATGAAAAACTAATAGGTAATATTGATGTAGAGTGGAATCATTTAGTTGGTGAATATGAATATAATACTCACGCTAAGTTAGTACATTATACAGAGGGTGGCCCTTACTTTAAAAATTATAAAGATTGCCATTATGCTGATGAGTGGTTTGATACATTTAAAGATACAACTCAAATAGATTTATAATGAATACGATAGGCGTTTATACACAAACAACCACAGCAATGGGTTATAAAGCAGATTTGGTCAAGGCTTTTGCTAAAGGTGTTGGTCAATTAGCTAATGATGACTGGCGAGCAGAGTTAGTGCCAGAAAGTAAAATTAAAAATGGTTACTCACACGTATTTTGTTTTAATTATCAAAGAACATATCCTAAAAAAGAAGCAAGAGTTGGCTTAACTTTAAGAAAAAAACTTATAGAAAGATACGAACCAGATGGTAAAATTTGGTATTTTGATAGTAATGTTTTAAACTCTTATGAAAAAGTAAGACAACATTTAAAAAATTCATTTGTTAGAATTGCTTACGGTAAAGTTTTTCCTAATGAGACAAATTATTTTAATGACAATCCTACACCAGAAAAATGGGAATATATGAGAAATACCTGTGGTATAGATGTAAAACCATATACAAAAACAGGTAGAAAAATTTATGTATGTTGTAATAGAGGTGAGGGTGGTTATTCAGGTCACGGTGTAAACGCTGCTGATTGGGCCATAGAAACGGCAAAGAAATTAAGAGAACATACAGATAGACATATTGTTGTAAGAACTCATAGTGGTATGGGTCACCCTACAGCTGAAGAAGATATTAAAAAATTATATCAGGCAAAACAAGAAATAAAAGATTTTGATGTTCACTCTCCTAGAAACAACTACCCTAATTTAATAGAAGAAGTAAAAGATAGTTATGCTGTTGTGGTGTTTACATCTTCATCTGGTGCGCCAGCCATAATAGAAGGCAAGGCATTGTTTGTAACTCATCCGACAGGTTATCTAACACCTATGAACGCTGGTAATTTAGAAGATATTGAAAACCCTAATTACGATTTAGACAGAGATAAATTTTTACACGGCCTTGGTGATAGTCATTGGACTTTACATCAAATAGAAAAAGGCGATTACTTTAAAAAATTTTTAGAAAGGCAAAAATGATTAGAGCAGTAGATTGGGCAACCGATAAAGCAGACGAAAGAGAAAGAAAAGGTAAAAATAGAACAGACCCTTATATAGCCGCTTGTGCTCAAGGTATAGTTGATTGTGAATATACTAGAACTGAAAGACTAGATTTTGATAAAGATAAATCACCTTGTATTTTTAGAGGTCTTGGTAAATCACCACTTATTCATAAGTGTATAGAAAAAAATATAGATTTTTATTATATTGATACAGGTTATTTTGGTAACTTTGGTACTAAAAAATGGCATAGAATTTCTAAAAATAATTTACAAACTTTAAATCATATATCTGGTTCTGAAATTTATAAAAAACTATTTGGTCTTACGTGGGGTGTAAAATATAAAAAAGATCCTACAAAATTAATGCCTAGGACCTTTCATCACAAAGAACAACATATTTTTGACCAGAGATTTGATCATATGGGTTTAGGTTTTAGAGCAAATCAGGAATATGTTAGACGAGCAAGATCAAACAGAATATTATTAGTACCACCTAGTCAAAAAGTATTTAATCATTTTGGTGGTGACGCTGGTGAATGGACTGAAAAATTTTTAAAAGAGTCAAAAAAATACACAAACAGAGAGATTGTATTAAGACCAAAACCAAGTAGAAGTGATAGACAAAACTTTTCTTTACAAGATCAACTAATAAAAGAAAACTTTGATTCATTAATTACTTTTAATAGTATCGCTTCGTTAGAGGCAATAGTAAAAGGTTTTCCTGCCACAACTTTAGGGCCTAACGCTGGTGCTTATTTGTCTAATACAGATATTAAAAACATAGACAATCCAAAATATCCTAAACAAGGGAGTATAGTAGAACATATGTTTTACCTATCATTATGTCAATTTACATCCGAAGAAATGGCAAGTGGTTGGGCATTTAAAGTAATCAATCAATTACAAGGTGACCAAAAACCTAATAACTTTAAACTTGGACCTCATAAAGCAACATTATATTAATGAACATAAAATTTTTATTACCAAAAGCCAGAGGCTTTGTTGAAAAAGGTAAAGTGCCTAAAAGAGCCTCACAAAGATTTAGAGGTTTAGTACCACTACAACATATGTTGCCGACAGACGGTTTTATTGATAATGTTGAAGAGGCTACAAAAGATGATATAGTAATTATGTCAAAGGCCATACAAGTAAAAGACTTTATGTATTTAAAAAATAAAGGTATAAAGTTTGTATTTGATATATGCGATAATAAGTGGCGAATAGGTAAAGACGTAATTAATAATACAGCTATAATGGATAATGGTTGTAAATATGCTAGCTTAATTACTACAACTTGTAAAGAGTTGAGACAAAAGATATTTGAAGAAACAGGTAAGACCGCCTTAATTATAAGCGACCCTTTTGAAAGGGCTATTGAAAAACCTAGATTTGAACCACACAAGAAAAATTTAAACATTTGTTACTTTGGTGGTCGTAAAAGTTTTTGGATGGTAGATTGGGAAGAAGTCATAGCTATTTTAAACTCTCTTTGTAAAAATATTGGCATAAATTATACACTAAATTGTATAACTCAAAAACACATATTGTCCTCTAAAAATTTAACTCATCATCTTTATCCTGATGGTCCTTTAATAATGTATGAGTGGAACTATGAACTACAAAGAGAGTTAGTAAGTAAAAGTGATTTAGTAATATTACCCATACCCAATATTCAGAAACTTGTGGTCAGTTATAAAAGTCCTAATAGAGTTATAGATAGTATAGCACAAGGTAGATACGTTATTACAAATCCGGGTGTAAATAGTTATATACAATATAATGACTTCATAGGTATTGGTTCTCTTAAAGATAATATAAAGTGGGCAATAAACAATCCTAAATCTGTTATAAGTAAAATAAAAGAAGGCCAAAAGTATATAAAGAAACATCACTCTCCAGAGGCTGTAGCAAAACAATGGATGAGTTTGAGAAAAAAGATATGAAGATATTTGAAGATATAAAAAAAAGAATATTATTAACAGGTGGTGCTGGATTCATAGCACATCATACAATTAGACATTTACTACAAAATACAGATTGGGAAATTGTATCATTAGATAGATTAGATTATTCTGGTAACTTAAATAGAATTGCCGATATGATGACAGAGTTTGATAAAGAAACACAAAAAAGAGTTAGAATAGTTTACCACGATTTAAGAGCAGAGGTAAACGAAATGTTAACTGCTGACCTTGGTAAGTTTGATTACATTGTACATATGGCTGCCTCATCACACGTAGATAGATCAATAGAAGACCCTATGACATTTGTATTAGATAATGTTGTAGCTACTTGTAATATATTAAACTTTGGCCGTAAGCAAGAAAACTTGGAAAGATTTATTTACTTTTCAACAGATGAAGTATTTGGCCCAGCACCAAAAGGTATAAACTATAAAGAAAGAGATAGATACAACTCAACCAATCCATACTCTGCTACAAAGGCAGGTGGTGAGGAGTTATGTGTTGCTTTTGAAAATACTTATGATATGCCTATCTATATTACTCATACAATGAATGTGTTTGGTGAGAGACAGCATCCAGAAAAATTTATACCAATGACAATCAAAAATGCTAGAGATGGTAATTTAGTAACTATTCATAGTGATAGTGATAAAAAAATACCAGGTAGCCGACATTACATACACGCTAAAGATGTAGCAGATGGTATGTTATTTTTATTACACAATCAGGATAAAATTAGTAATTTAGATAAAGACTACGGTGGTGCTAAATGTCCAAAATTTAATTTAGTAGGTCCTGTTGAGTGGGATAATTTAGTGTTAGCTCAAAAGATTGCTATGTCACAAAACAAAGAATTAAAATATGAAATGGTGGACTTTCATACTAGTAGACCTGGCCACGATTTAAGATATGCTTTAGACGGTACATTAATGAAAGAGTTAGGTTGGGAACCAAAAGTTTCTATTGAAGAAAGAATAAGTCAGGTTGTAAACTGGACTTTAAATAATGACAGGTGGTTAAAATCTTAATGAAAAAATTTAACGAACTATTTAAAACACACACAGGCGACGGTATACTAAAGTGGTCTAATTACGGTGACATATATGATAAACACTTTGCTCCATTTAGAGACCAACCAATAAACATATTAGAGATTGGTGTTTTAAGAGGTGGCTCAATGAGAATGTGGGAAAAGTATTTTCCAAATGCTAATATTTTTGGTATAGACATAGACAAGGATTGTTTACAATATCAATCAGATAGAACTAAAATATTCATAGGCGATCAATCAGATGTTTCTTTTTTAAGAAATGTAAAGGCTAAAATACCTAGAGTTGATATATTAATAGATGATGGTAGTCATAGAGCAAAAGATCAAAAGGCAACGTTTGAAGAAATGTATTACCACGTTAGAAAACCTGGTGTATATCTTATAGAAGATATAGAATTTAATTATTGGTCCGATAAAGATAAAAAAAGTCCTGATAATTTTATGAAACATATGAAAAACAAAATTGATGAGATAAACATAAGAAGAACAATGCATCGTAAAGTAGCAATGTCATATCCATTTAAAGATAACGATATAAGATTTACCGACTCAACAAATAGTATTACTTTTTATGATGGTGTTGTTGTATTAGAAAAACAAGAAATGCCAAAGGCAAAAGAAATTAGAACAGACATAAAAGAGGCACAATGAAACAAGTAAAAGGGTGGTGGCTACCAGATACAGACACAGACTTTGATAGATGGATTTTAGATGGCGAATACCAAAAGAAACAAAGGGACGCTATACTAGAGTTTGTAAATAAAGATGGTAATGCTATTGACATAGGCGCTCACGTTGGTTTTTGGTTGAGAGATATGTGTAAACAATTTAAACACGTTTATGCCTTTGAGCCCATAGAAGAAGTTAGACAATGTTTAGCAAAAAATGTTAGTGCTGAAAATTACTCCACATATTCTGTTGGCCTAGGCGCTAAGAATGAAAATTTAAAAGTAAACTATAATCCAGCTGAGACAGGTAATACACACGCTTCAAAAGACGGCAACCAAACCATAACTATTAGAAAACTAGACGATATGAATTTACCAAAGATAGATTACATTAAGGTAGATACAGAGGGTTTTGAAATAGAAGTATTAAAAGGTGGTGAAAAACTAATAAAAGAATACAAACCTTTTGTACACGTAGAAGTAAAAGGTAAAGTTTTAGTTAAACAAGGATTATCTAGTGATGATGTTGATGAATATTTAAAGTCAATAGATTACAAAGAGGTGTTTAGAATTAGTAGCGAAAGAGTATATGTTCACAAGTAAAAAGATAGTAATAGCAGGTAAAAATCAATGTGCTATTGATGTACATAAGTATTTTAAAAACAAATATCCTAAACACGAATTAATAGGTGTTGCTAATTCAGATGATGATGTTAATGATGGTTGGCAGCCTTCTTTTAAAAAGTATCTATTAAAGAATAGATATACAGAATACAGATTAAACGATTGTTATGATTTAGAAGATATGTTATTCTTCTCGGTAGAGTTTGATAAGATTATTAAGACAGAAAACTTTAAGTCAAAGAAACTTTTTAATTTACATTTTAGCTTGTTGCCGAAGTACAGAGGTTGCCATACTAACTTCTTTCAATTGTATAATGGCGAAAGATATGGTGGTGTAACTTTACACGAAATAGATAACAGTATTGATGGTGGTCCTATTGTATCACAAATGAAATATAAAATTAGAACAAATGCCACAGCACAAGAAAACTATATTAAACTTATGAATACTGCTGTTAAATTATTTAAATGTAAAATAGAAGATATTATAGACAATAATTATAAGTCTAAACCACAAGATGATAAGTTAGCTGACAAATATTACGATAGAGATAGTGCTAACTACAAAGAACTAAAAGAATTTAAGATAGAGAAATACGATTTAGAAACACATAATAAATTGAGAGCTTTGATATTTCCTGCCTTTCAATATCCTATTGTAAATGGCAAAGAAGTAAAACGAAGTCTATATAAGAATGGTAAGTTTATATGCGAATATGTTTAATAGGTTATGGTTATTGGGGTAAGAACTTAGCCAGAGTCTTTGGTAAAGATTTAGTGGGCATATGTGATAACGACCAAGACAATTTAGATAAAGCAAAAAAACTTTATGATGTTCAATATTTTTCTAATAAAGATGAACTGTATCAAAGTGATTTAGAATATGACACAGTTGCCATTGCCACAAAAGCAGATACACATTTTGAATTAGCAACTACATTTCTAATAGCTGGTAAGAATATATGGTTAGAAAAGCCTGCTTGTATTAAAACAAAAGATATTGAATACTTAATAAAAATAAGACGTGACAACAAAGTGTTTGTAGATCATACGTTTGTTTACCACCCAGCGATACAAAAAATTAAAACATTAGATATAGGCACACCACTATATTACGATAGTCATAGAATTAGTTTAGGTTTATTTCAAAAAGATATTGACGCTATATTAGATTTAGCAATACACGACTTATCTATATTAGATTATTTGTATCCTGATCTAGTGTTAGATAAAAAAAGTATCATAAAAAATAATCATATAAACGATAAAGCAAATCAATCAATATTAAATTTAAAATTCACAAATAATTTTACTGCTACCATAAATGTAAATTGGGTAAGTCCTGTTAAGAAAAGAGAAATCATATTATCAGGTTCAAACTCATCTGTTATATTTGATGACATATCAGTTGAAAAGGTAAAAGTATATGACACAGGCGAAATAGGTGATGACTATAATATTAATTCTGTTAAAGGTTATAGAAACATAGAAATACCTGATATGATAGAAGCACTAGCACAAGGTTATGAAGAATTTAAAAATAGTGTGAAAGAAGACAGGCAACCATTAACATCATTAGAGAAATCATTAAAAATACAAAGTTGGGTAAATCAATGGTAAAATATTATGATATGTCATTAATTACTGATCAAGTAAAAGATATGGCGAGACTTGAATTAGATTCAGTAATGAACAGCAATAACTATATTTACGATACAAAAGATTTTGAAGAAAAATTTAGACAGTTTACCGGTGCTGATTATTGTATAGGTGTATCTAGTGGCACGGCTGCCTTACATTTAGCATTAGAAGCTATAGGTGTAAAACCAGGTGACCAAGTTGCCACGGTATCTCATACCTTTAGAGCAACGGCGGCCGCTATAAAATATGTTGGTGCTGAACCTGTTTATGTTGATATAGAGCAACTTTCTTATTGTATGAATCCGATTGAATTAGAAAATACATTAGAAAACAACTCTGCTATTAAGGCAGTTATAGTTGTTCACTTGTATGGTAATTCAGCAATGATAGAAAAGATTGCTGATATATGTAAAAAAAGAAATGTAAAACTAATAGAAGATTGTTCACAAGCACACGGTACTCGTAGGTTAGGTAAACACGTAGGCACTTTTGGTGACATAGGAACTTTTAGTTTTTTCCCAGGCAAAGGTATAGGTGCTTTTGGTGACGCTGGTGCTTGTATTACTATGAATAAAGAATACAACGATTATATTTCTGAAGCAAGAAGTTGGAAAGAGGATGAAATAGGTTATAATTATAGAATGTCAACAATAAATGGTAGATTTTTATATCATAAGATAGATAATTTTAAAAAAGTATTAGAAGAAAAAACATTAATTGCTAAAGAATATGACAGGCACTTTCGTAATTGTTCAGTAAGAGGTCAAGTAACACATAGTTACCACATTTACCCTATACTACACAAACATAGAGATAAACTTATTTCGTATGCTAAAGAAAAAGGCGTTGAATTAAAATGTCATTATCCTTTACCTGTACATAAACTGCCTGCTTATAAAACAGATAAGTATTCATTACCTGTTACAGATTTAGTATCATCACAACAGATAAGTTTACCGATTTATCCAGGTGTAGATTATAAAAAAGTTATTGAGGTAGTAAAAGACTTAATATGACATATCAACCATTACCAGACGAATTATATATTAGAAGAAGTACCATAGAGGGTATGGGTTTATTTGCTAAAACAGATATTGATGGTAATGTTAAATTAGGTATGACCCATATAATTATTAAAGGTGAAATTATAAGAACACCATTAGGAGGTTTTATAAATCATAGTGATGAACCTAATTGTATAAAAATTAAAGATGGAGATAGGTATAGTTTATTTACCTTGCGTGATATAAAAGCGGAAGAAGAAATAACATTGAAATATACTTTTTATAAAATATGATTAATTTTATACCATTTTATAAAAGAAAAGATTTTGATGACGGCGTTGAAGAACCACAAGAAGTAAAACACTTCAATAGTTTTGGTGAGGGATATGATTATTATTTAGATAGTTATAGGACATCTATGGGTTGGTATCATACACGTGACGAAGCAAAGTTTTCTGTAGCGAGTGATGAAATTACAAAGATAATGCCAGAGAGTGGCAGACCTTTTGATATGATAAGAGTAAAAGGTTTAGCAGATAAGAATATAATTGAATCAAAAACTCTAGCAGAAACACATATATTTAATGAGGCAGATATAGATGGCCCGATTATATCAACTGGTTGTGATCATATAATTAATGGCAATTTTAATAAATGGCTTGATGAAAATGATTTTGATATTGCTATACCATTAAGAAGACAATCCAGAGTCAATAATGCTTTAATAATACAAAAAAGAAGAACTAAAAATACGATTGACTTTTTTAATTATAGACTAGAAATGTTTTACAAGCTTAGAGAATCACATAGAGCTTGGTATGGAGATCAAAAAAGTTATGAAAGTATATTTTTTGAAACCGGTGTACTAACTAAAGGTGTCAAAGGCTCTGGTAGATTAGGTTTACATAACATAATGGGTTGTAAAGTTTTAGTTATACCATATGGTGGTGATGTAGTAGGCACAAACATTGATGATGTTTATGGTCAGTATTTTTTCCCTAACGCTTTATTTTTTGATTACAAAGGCGATAGAAAAAAGAAATATAAAATAGGGCTTGAAAGAGCAAGAGCTAAGTTTAGAGAGAATAAGGATCAATTTGTTAATAAATCTGACTTTATTAATTTTAATAATGAAAATACCAATGAGTGAATACACTATTAAAGAGTTAAAGGGTTTTTCTGGTAGTAAAATATATTTAATGAGAAACAATATTGGTTTGTTCATTAGAAAAATGGAAAATGTTGATAGAAACTATATTAAGTTAAATGAACTATCTAAACACTTTAATGTACCTAAAGTTTATACTTATGGTAATAATATTTTAGATATGGAGTATATACACGGACTAGATATGAAATCTTATTTGGCCGTCAGAGATACAAAAAGACTTACAGATTTTTTAATTGATACACTATCTAAATTTAGTAATGATGTACAAATGACCGATTACACAAATGTATATGTAGATAAACTAAAATACATAAAACTACCTAGTGAAATAATATTTACTAAAGAACAACTACTAGAGAAGTTACCTAAAAGATTACCTAGGTCAAAATACTTTGGTGACTTAACATTAGAGAATATGATATATGGTGAAGACGGCCAGTTTTATTTCATAGACGGAATGACAAGTGAATATGACTCATATATATTTGATATAGCTAAGTTAAGACAAGATTTAGAATGTAAATGGTTTTTAAGAGACACTAAATTACTATTAGATGTTAAAGTAGAAAACATACAAGATAAGTTATTAGAAAAGTTTGAACTAGCAAACAATAATTATTTACTAATATTAATGTTATTAAGAGTTTATAGATATACAAAACCATTTAGCAAAGAAGAGGCATTATTAATAAAAGAAATGAATAGACTATGGAAATAATTTTACCAGCGGCTGGATTATCAACAAGATTTCCTAATATGAGACCAAAATTTACCCTAACTGATTACAAGGGTATGATGATGTTTGAGAGGGCGATACAATACTACATTGGCAAACACAATGTTACAGTAGGAATATTAAAAGAACACGACACAAAATACAACATATCAACATACATAAAAAACACATATGATAAGCTTGTTAATGTAGTTGTGTTAGATGAACTCACAACAGGACCTGCTCATACGGTATACGAAATACTAAAAAAGGCCAACATATCAGACGATAACGAATTTTTTATAAAAGATTGTGATAGTTTCTTTGATCACATACCAACAGAGGGTAATTATGTTTGTGTATCAAGTATTACTGAACACGAAGTATTAAAGAGATTGTCTAGTAAATCATTTGTTATATCAAACGACCAAGGTATCATAAACGGTATCATAGAAAAGAAAGTGGTGTCAGATAAGTTTTGTGTGGGTGGTTATAAGTTTGATAACGTAGGTTTATACAAACGAACATATGAAAAATTACAAAGTAAAAATGTAAAAGAAATATTTGTATCTCACATCATACAAGATTGTTTAATGAACAAACAAATATTTTTAGAAAAACAGATTACAAACTATATAGATGTAGGTACTGCTGAAGATTGGTTTGAATACAATGATAGGCCAGTTATATTTTGTGATATAGATGGCACTATAATTAAGGCACAACCTAAAGCAATGTACCACGAGGCTCCTGAAGCATTAGAGGAAAATGTAAAAAGATTATTAAAGTACCAAGATAAAGGTTCTCAAATAATATTTACTACAGCCAGATTTAAAAAATATGATGATAGAACAAAAGAGATATTAGATAGTTTAGGTTTTAAAGATTATGAACTAGTGAGTGGCCTACAAAATGTTAGAAGAATTATAGTCAATGACTACAACGAAGCTAATCCATATCCAAGAGCGACATCAATAAATTTAAAAAGAGATACAGATAATTTAAAAGACTTCATATGATAGATGTGGTTTTTACTGGCGATATAAGACACAATCAAAGTATTAGGTCTAAAAACCACCAAATGTTTTTTGATAGATTAAAAGATTATCAGATACACGAATTTTATAATGGTGATGGTGAGAGAAAGTTTACTAATTGTCCGTATGTTAGAGGTGGTAATGACGCTTATTGGCATCCTGATAATTTAAGACGAGGTCAAGGTGGTGGTGTTCAGGTCTGGCAGTATATAAATGCTGTAAGATTGACCAAAAACCCTTATATAATTAGAATGAGAAACGACCTATGGTTTACAAAATCATCAATTGATGTTATAATGAGTGAATTAAATAAGATTCTAAATGGTGAAAATGATGTTGCCTATCTAGGATCAAATTGGCTAGAGGGTGAAATGGGTGTAGAGTATCAAGTTAAAAATAAGTTTAAAGTTGTAGAAGATTTTATGATTATCGCTAAGAGAGATAAGTTATTAAGTTATAATGATACAATGAAAGAGTTGAACTCATTAAGTCCAAATGATTTAAGAAGTGGTAATAAGTGTTTTAAAATTATAAGTAAAAATAGAAGAAGAAAAATATTATGTAGATTATATTTGACAAGGCAAACATATAAAGAATATCCTAACGACAAACAAGTGTGTTACGATTATCTATTAAGTTATTGTAACAGTAGAGACGGTGTGGATAAAATGAAGCCAGCACTACATTGGCTTGAAAACTATGAACCTTGGAAAGATGTACCATATAATAAACTAAAGGAGTTGGTAATAGGAAATGGATATAGGATTCGTTTACACAGGTGAAAAAAGATTTGAAAATATAGGTAGAGAAAACCATAAACTCTTATACAATACTCTATCAGAGTTTACATCATTTAATATCTATGATCAATGTAAAGCCGATAGAAAAGATGATGAGTTTCAATTATCAGCACCTAATCAGATATGGGATTTTTACAAGGCTTTACCTGCTGTAAAAGAACGTATAGTTATTAAAATGAGAACTGATATATGGCTTACAAAGTCTAGTATACCACATATTGTCAATGAAATATTGGCTACACAACAAGGCAAAAGAACTTTTACACTAATAGGTTCAGAGTTAAAGACACACTACAATAATGAATACGATACATACGATTTACCAAGTGATAAGTCAAAAGTAAAAACGGCTGACTTTATTACAATTGCTGATAAAGAATCATTAAGGCCAAAAGATGAAATATATGAGTTGTTAAAAACAGAGAGGTCTAAAAGTGGTAATAGATTATGGCAAAGGATAAGAAAAGGGCCTGGTAAATATTCATTTGGTCAAATATATTTAATAAGAGCAAATTTTAAACCTACACATTTAAATGATGAGTATATGGGTTATCAGTTTGCTGAGGGTTATAATAAAGTAAAACATAAAGAGGCACTAAAATTTTACAATGAACGTTTATCATCAAATACGTAGAAAAGATTGTTTATCACATAAACTTTGGCCATTATTTAAAAAAGGTTGGCCTGAAACAGGTAGACCTGTACATTTTTTCTGGGGTCTAGGCGATGGTCAATCTGCTAAGATACAAGAATGTATGGATAAAAATGAAGAATGGTGGTTTGTAGATACAGGTTATTTAACAGATCAAATTACAAGATATCCTAGTCCTATTATAAACAATCCAGATAAAACTTATTTTAGAATTATAAAAGGTGGCCTTCATACTATCAGAGGTAAAGTAGGTAACGGTAAAAGATTAAACAAGTTAAGATCACAAGGCATAGATGTAGATTTTAAAGGTTGGTACACAGGTGAAACAAAACATATATTAGTTTGTCCTTCATCACCAACGGTAACTTATAATATAAATGGCATATCTCAACAAGAGTGGATAAATGAGGTAACAAATGAATTAAAGAAACATACAAAAAGAGAAATCAGAGTTAGAAATAAACCAAGACCTGGTAATCAATGGTGGAATACAGATATAAGAGACGACTTAAAAAATTGCCATTGTTTGGTAACTAATATGAGTTTAGCTGCCATTGACGCTGTGTTAAATAAAGTACCAGCAATAACTCACAATATGAATGTAGCCTCGCCAGTATCAGGTAGAGACTTAACAAAGATAGAAAAACCTCTTAAACCTGGTAGAGAAACAATCAGAGAATGGTTACAATTTGTTGTAGAAAACCAGTTTACTATGGCAGAGATAAATAATGGTACAGCACACAAAACTTTAATGGAGCAACAAGTATGATAATTATAGCAGGACCTTGTCAATTAGAATCAAAAGAACACGCCCTTATGATAGCAAATAAAATGAAAAAGATTTGTGATGATAATGGCTTTGATTATGTTTTTAAATCATCATTTGATAAAGCAAATAGAACAAGTTTAAAATCTAAAAGAGGTTTAGGTTTAGAAGAAAGTAAAGAGATATTTCAAGCATTAAATGTAGCAGGCATTGATACACTAACAGATGTACACGAACCACATCAATGTGAAGAACTGGCACCGTTTGTAGATATATTACAGATACCTGCCTTTCTATGCCGACAAACAGATTTATTATTAGCTGCTGGTAAAACAGGTCTAATGATAAATGTAAAGAAAGGTCAGTTTCTAGCACCTTGGGATATGAAAGGTGTAGTAGATAAACTTACATCAACAGGTTTACCAAAAGAAAAAATTATGTTATGTGAAAGAGGCACGTTTTTTGGCTACAATCAATTAGTTGTAGATTATAGAGGTCTAATACAGATGAAAGAATTTGGTACTAAAATATGTATGGACGCTACTCATAGTGTACAACAACCAGGTGGTAAAGGCGATAGTAGTGGTGGTAATAGAGACTATGCTCCGTATATGGCCTACGCTTCAACAATATTTAAACCAGACTCTATCTTTATGGAAACACACGAAGACCCCGACAATGCCCCTAGTGATGGCCCTAATATGATAAAGTTAGATGATATGGAAAAAGTAATTAAAACAATCAAAGCTTATAATGATGTAGCAGTATGAAGATTAGATACTATAAAAACATAAACGGTTGGAGATGGTTAGGTTTTTTTATAGCAATGGCTAGTGTATCTATTTTATCATCAGCTAATATATCAACTCAATGGGTTGGTTGGAGTTTAAGTGTGGTGGCCTGTGTAATGTGGGTTTACTTTGGTCTAAAAGACAAAGACTGGCCAAGGGCATTAATGGAAGCTATGTATTTAATATTAAGTATGAGAGCTGTTTACAATTGGATTAATATATGATAAGTGTAGTATGTGTTAATTGGGGTTTAAAGTTTAAACCTATCTATACTCAAAATTTATATAATATGGTAAAGCGACACCTTACCATACCATTTAAATTCATATGTTTTACAAACCATATAAAATTACAAAAGATAATAAAAGAAGATAACTTTGAGGTAAGAAAATTACCATATTGTGAAGAATACCAAGGTTATTGGAACAAACTATCATTGTTTAGTCCAGAGGCTAATCTTATGGGCCCCTGCCTATACTTTGATTTAGATGTGGTAATATTAGAGAACATAGATGATTTTGTTACCTTTGGTAATGCTGAGACCTTTGGTGTAATGAGAGACTTTGGTCAACCACAAATGTTTTATAATAGTAGTATATTAAGATTTAATAATGCCAATGCCACAGCGGGTATTTGGAAACCATTTTTAGAAAAGAAGTCAGATTTTATGAGATTACAAGGTGACCAAAATGTTATTACAGATTTAGTTGATAAGAAACCACTTGTAAAAAATGTTAAAATATTCCCTGATTCTTGGACACAATCATATAAATGGCTAGACCGTAGTCAAACAAGGTTTCATAAGAACAGTTGGACCTTTGAAAAATCAAAGAGTGCTAAAGTGGCAATCTTCCACGGCAATCCAAAACCACACGAATCAGACCAGGAATGGGTAAAATCCAACTGGAAATAAGAAAAATAGACCTTCTGGTCAAATGTTCTGGTTCTGTTCTTTAAAAAAGTAAGTAAAATCAACGATAATTAGCGCTTGACTTTGGTGCCAGGTATGATATTATAATAGTATGAATAACAAAAAGGAGAACACACTATGTCAAAAGTAAAACAATGGGCTGAAGATGTTGCTGATAAAGCAGTTGATACAATCCTTAAAAAAGTAAAAGATGGTCAGATTGACCTAGATACTGCTAAAGTTGATATTTTAAATACGGCAAATATTACTATGTTAGGTATCGATTCAGAAAATGTTGATGAAGTAATACAGGAGAATCTTTAATGAGTACATTTAACGTTTGCTATTTAAGAGAATACAGAGATTCTGAAAATGAGTGTGAAACATTTAATTTATATGAAACAATATACAGAAATGTACCTATGAAGTATCTTAAAAAATTTACTAATAAAGATTTAAAAATGAAGATGTTAAAACATTGTGATTGGAACTATAAAGAGACAGCAAAGAATTTTGAAAATGTTACCAATATTGATATTGTTACCGAAAAAGATTATTATACATCTTTTGCTGATGTGTATGGTGATGTAATGAGTAAAGATGAGTATAAGACACAAAAATTACATATGTGGAACGACTATGGTCAACAATATGATAGATCAAGTTTAAGAAAAGATTTTAACCCAGCTATGACAAAATCTAAAGTTTATAGCTACAACGGAAAGAAGTGTCACTAATGAAATACGGTGAAGATAAAATATTAGATGAAGTAAAAAAATATATAGGTGATACCTATGACCAACACTATTCTACAACTAAAGATGGTTTTCAGGTACAAGATATGTTAAGACAACTTGGTATAGATAAAGATTTCTGCCAAGCCAATGCTATCAAATATCTATGTAGATACGGTAAAAAAAATGGTAAGAACAGAAAAGACTTGCTTAAAGCAATACACTATGTTATACTATTAATGTCAAGTGAAGATAATAATAAGGAGGACTAATGACAAAACAACCACAAACAGATGTGTTTTATTTTAAACAAGATGTAGGTAAGAATCTATACAGAAAGAAAACATATTATACTCTTGTTGTAGAACAAGATGTATTAGCAAAAGACAAAGATGAGGCAGACCAAAAGTTTTTAGACTTTGGTGGTATC